GTCTTTTCCGTAAATACAGCAACGGCACCCGCTGCCGCTGTTCCTGCAGCAAGCAATGTTGCGGCTGCATTTTTACTAAATTTAGTTAGTTTTTGTGTGGTGGTTTCAGTTTGTTGATCTAGTTTTTTCAGCTCATCGCCGGTTGCTTTAACGGCGCGCACGCCACCTCTGCTATCACCTTCAATGATAATGCCCGTTTTGAAATTTTTATTCATGATTGAGATTGCTTTAGCTGATCGTAAACAGTTTTAATTGCTACTGATTCCATATATTGCAAATCAATAAACACATCGTTTTCTTCTTCTGGTTGAATGTCGAAACGTTTTAAGACGCGATCTAAACTTGAGTATTCAAGCCCTGAAATCACACCGTTTCTATAACGCCATTGTGTTTGCATGCCCGCAAACACGTTATAAGCATCAAGATTAACTAACCATACATCGGGGGTATTGCTTGCTATCTGGCCTGCCATCTCACCAGAGATACCCCAAACATCCATGATTGAATCACTGTCATCCTTGCGGAACATCCATGTCGCAAGGTCTTCTAGTTTTTTAGGCGGGCAACGTTTAACTCTTTGCGCCAATACTGAACAATTGCCGAAGTGATACCGTAATAGTTAGCCAGCAACGCTTTGATATTGTCATCATTAAACTCGCCATCAACATTGTGCCAACCAGCAACTATGCCTTTGAAAACATCAAAGTCACTTGCGTCTTTATACTTATCAACAAACTCATTGGCTTCATCTGTTGATAGCCATTTCAAATCCAGCTCGATAAGACTGTTTGACTTTGCGCCCGGCGGATGAAATGGCACCTCACCCAAAAAGGTAGGTGCGCGATTGATAGATAGTGTGCTTCCAGTCATAATCTAAACCGCTGGAATGATTGTTGGTGGTTTAGGTTTAACTGCGATAGTCACATCGCTTGTGAATGGCGCGTTTATATCGTCAGCTGCAGGAAATTGAGGTGCATTTACATAGCCAGAGAATAGCATTTCTAAACCTGATTTTAGACGCACAATTACTGCTAATTGACTGTTTGTTTCATCCGCCTTTCTTACTACATCAGCGCTTGCGTCATCAGGATTCCAAGTGCTTGGAATTGTTACACGTAATGGATTTTTATTTGTTGGATATTCGGTCACAGTATCATCAGATAAATACTGCAATTGTCCGTAATTCTGGTCACCGCCAGATGATGTGAAACCTGTTGTTGTTGTGAGTTCGGTTGTGATATCAACTGGCAACATTGAGCCAGTTGTAAACGTGTCAAAGTCTGTTGTGTCAACGTTTACTAGTTCAAATGTTTTTGCCGCCGTGTCAGTATTGATGATCTTTACAACGCGCTCATCAAGCTGCGTCATGCCTTGGTCTGCATTTACAATAAAGTAATCACCATCTGCTGGGTCTGTTCCATCATAGGTAGCCACTGCTGGCTTTGCTTTTGTTACTGCAGTAATTGTTAATGGTGTGCCAGCAGATGTTTGAATAAACACCCTGCTACCGGCTGGATAATGAGTTGTTCGAGCCATTAGTAAGTCTCCTCTTAATCAGGACTATATAAATAAACCCATTAACTAACGCTAATGGGTAAAAATTAGAAATTCTCGTGAAAGGTGTCACAAGTAAACTGAATCTGTGCAACGCCCTTTATTTGTTCTGCGCGTTCCGTTTCAATATTGGTTGATTGATAGATAACATTTGCCACTAAGCCGCCTAACGTTGTATCGCCGCTAACCGCCTGCTCAACAAGCTCTGCAAAATCATCTAAGTCATCATCAACAGTGTCACCAACTTGGTAGATAGATACGGTTACAGGGATAACTCTATTAAAACTGCCGCCGCCGCCAACATAATTTGTTACTTCATCAGCCTGATCATCATCAATCTGAATAGTTAGCGCTGGTATCTCTCCTGTTTCAATTGGATCAACTCTGTTTGTGAAAACGTTTTGACCAATGCCGGTTAGCCCTGTAAGTAAATCTTTAAAGGCATAGCGAATCTGTTTACGAATATGGCTCATACCTTAACCAGCCTTACAATTGACTTCCCGTGTCCGTCAGACTCGATAGGTGTTCTAGTTTTAAATGTCGCGCCATCAACAGTCACGTTGGCATTGCTAGATAAACTCTCTGCAAGTGTCGTAGTCATCTCTAAGTAAGGCTCGGATGACTCCATACCCGCACCTAAACCTAACTCGTTATAACCATCACTAAATACAGCATCAACAGGAACGCCGTTTATCTGAATATCTTGATAAGTCAGCATTTTTAGCGCTGTTTCAGTGAGGCTTTTAAATATACTCACTAGCTACCTTCCGTCCACACCACTGTAGAGTTATTCTGTAAAACCAGCGTGTCATATTTTGCTAATCGAGGTGAAAACGTCCAACCTTCTGGCACATTAAAAAATGGAATAATATCTGCACCGCCTTTAGTGAATTTCACATTACCCGCTGTTAGCACTTGAACTATTTTTTTATTACCAAGCGGCACAGAGGTTGTTGATGTTGCTGCGCCATCAGGAACAAGCACTTGCACATCACCGTTCGCTGTTTCAGCTAAACCGTTATCTGACATAGGTTTCTCCGCAAATAAAAAGCCCGCTAAAAGCAGGCTTTTTTTCAGTTAATAATTAAACGCTATTAAGCAACAGTGCCGGGAACGCCTGTTAAACGTGCAGCAATTGTTTCATCAGTTGTTGTGCCTTTTGATTCAACAGCAACCATCGCTAACGTCACATCGCCTGTTGCCGGTGTAATCTGATCATCATCAAATTTACCTTCTGACACATCAAGTGAAATATATTCACCAGCAGCAATTACTGCAGCATCAACTTTAGGCACTGCGAATACACCATTTGCAATTTGCACGGCACCACTTGTGCCATCTGCAATGTCACCTAATGCGATACCGATTAACCCACTGATTGAGACGGGTTGACCTGAAACAACATCAGAACCAGTGCCGTTAGCCCAATCAATAACGTTTCCATCTTGAATGAAATTTTTAGCCATTGTATTAACCTTTTAATATTTGAAATAAAAAAGGCCGCTTTCGCGACCTTATTGTTTATAAGTTAGGGATTAAGATCCTGGGTTCTTAAATGCGCCTTCATGACCTACCGCACCAACTGCATAGTCAAGGCGCACTTTGTAAGTCGCGCCATCTTGAGTGAAGTTATCTTTAAGCTCTAGGTAAGGTTCATCATTACCATCTAGGAAGCCAACCTCTAATACAGGTGCATCCATCGGATCTGCGAATAAGTACCACTCATTACCATCAATTCGAGGGCTGCCAATAATGTCACTGAATAAGCCGCGATTAGTGTTCGGTGCTTCTTGGTTTTGATTTGCAGCATCATCGTATTTCATTTCGTTGATTTTACGTGCATCTTCTGCAGCCGCATCACCACCAACGAAAATAGTAGGGATAATATCTAAGAAATCATTACCGCTAATGTCTTTCTGTTTCTTCATAGCTACTTTTGCAGCCGTTAAAGCAGAAGATGTGACCGCTGAACCAGATGACGCTAAGTTTTTATGTGTTGCATGGAAAAGCTTAAC